AACTCCGGACGAATTTCATCACTTACTTTAGCAGCTTTAGCTACAGTTTCAAAACGACCTTCATTGATACCAGCTTTCAAGAAATCAAAATTAAATTTTTCCATGACTTTAACTTTATTAATAGTTTATATAAGATAGATGTTTGCAATATCACTACCACAAACGGTATTTATTCTTTAATAATTTGCGTTATCATCTGCTTCTACATATTGAACATCAACGTAATCATCATTAATAGATTTAACGTCTTTAAGTTCAACATCACAATACATTCCGTTAAGAATATCATTAGCGCAGATACGAGCAGCGATCATAATCGCCATTTTTCTCATAAGAGAACGAGTATGTTTATCCCAATTATCTTTACCTTTAACATCAGCACCAGTAATTGAGTTCTTACCCGATTTAAGACCAGCGTCAATAGCTTCTTGAAGAGTATAAGAAATTGTAGTTCTTTTACCTTTACGAACAAGAGTAACAGTTGTACGATAAGTCTTAACAATACGAGTAACAGGAATCATACCTTGTTCCGCCATCATTTTACGAATATAATCATCATTATATTCATCAATATCAATGTGACGTTCAGGTTTAAATTCAATAATGGGTTTACTTAGCTGAACATTAAAATATTCATATACGGGAACAAAGTCTTCGTCAATCTCAATATCAATATGATGTTTATTAAGACAACCTTCAACAACATTAATTCCCGTATAAACTTGTCTAGTACCACCACTTTCAAAACAGAATATATTCTTTAAAGAAGCAGTAACAGAAAGACCAAGAGTTTTACCAAGTTCAACCTTTTGAATAGCGTCGAGATTAAGATTACGACCATAAGCTAGAGAAGTCATAGGAGAAAGACCTAATTCCTGCCCAGTTAATAAACAAGTAACCATGTTATCAATGTTAATAACTTCAGTGACAGTTCCATCTTTAGTTACATTTTCTTTAAATCTCGCACCAAGATCAGTATTTATAAGACTTTCAGCAAAAGTTCTATATTCACCAAGAACAGCGAGATTACGAGTAATTACATCTTTATTTGCTTGTGCAACAGCTCCACTATTAGCTTTTATAACTTCACCTTTATTAGCAGCAGCGTTAGCACCGTCTTTCGTAGCATCATTTGTAATAACTTCTTCACTCATTCTGTCGTTTTCTTTGTCTTTATTTTCCATTGGTAAAAGTAGATAATATTTTTGACGTGTGCAACAATAGTAAGCACTAAATCATCAAAAATTAAAATTTAACATCTTTAATGCCATTAGTCCAGACAATATCAGTAGTAAATTTACTCTGCGCATCAATGAGCTTTTCTTTCTCTTTTGACGTGCGGTAATCGTCCGAATTGAGTGCGAAATCTTGCATATAAAGCCATATTATAATAGTAGGCTTATTTATGTATGGTTGTTCCTCTTTCTTGTCGGAAATGGTCTTAAATGGGTTGCAGTATGGAGAGGTACATATAATTGTAGTAAGACCCTCAACATCAAAAACCACATTAGCAACTTCATCTGTAGCAATAACAGAAACATCACCATGTTCAAGATGCTTTAAACATTCTTTTCGGATACCAATATCACCAAATACTTTAGGTTCACCTTTCTTGGCACCAGTAGTATAAGTATAAGGCTGACCATTGAAATCATAACAAATCCTAGAAGTCATACCTTTATACCAACACATACAGTAATCCAAAGTCTCAACAAAATTAGTAATAGAGCGAGTCTTACTTAAAACAAGTCCTTTACCTTTAATATTCTTAATAGCAGTAGCAATAGCTTCTCTCTTATTAAGATTATTATTATATAACTCTAAACGTTTCTCAATAGCATCACTAAATGCTTTAGTACGAGTGAGTATATTATAGGGATTCCAATACATTTCTACTTGCTTATTATAGTCATTAGAAAGATCAAGATTAGCTTTCCAACCCATAACTTCAGCAACCATATTACGTACTGTTTCACTATGTATATGTTCTACTTTATCAGTAAGATTATTTACATAATTAACACCCATATGACAGGCTTTAATAAGAGCTATATCATCTTCTACCATATCCATATGTAGATGAGTAAACTTCCTAAACTCATAATTCACCATCTTAGCTTTACCTTTAAATATAGAAAGCATAGAAGAGATTTGTTCAGTAAGCTGTTTATATAGCTCTTTTTCTTCACTTGTAAATTCGATACCAACATTATATATAACATAAGGAGAAATCCAACCTTCTTCCAAAGCCATACCTTTAGTTATAGTATCAACAACCGGAATACCACAAGCAGTAAACGCTTTTAGCATATTAACCGGAATCTTTTTCGTAGTAACAAACAGAAACCTATCAGCAGCTACTTTCTTCAACTTCTTGAAATAAATATCATCTTTATGATAAGCTTCATTTGTACAATCAAGCATCACAAACGTATCAGCATATAGCATATCTTTACCTTTACAAGTTTTAGTGATACGATCAATAAAATCTTTAAGTAAATCTATAACTACACCTGTATGAACAATACGTTTACGAAGAGAATCTTTCGTCTTAATATCAGGAACTACAATGTGAACATAAGGATCAGCTTCAACTTGATTAGCTACATGCTGAATAACCTCACTAATTACAAGAGGAATATCAATACGTTCAGTATATTGAAATAGACCTTTATAACCAGCTTGTTTCCATTTAAGAATACCCTGATAAATACGCTTATATTTTTCAGAAATATCGTAATCTTTCATCTATCTTAATTAACATCTATAAGTTTAATATTATCAAGAACAGTTCTAGCGCATTGTTCTATCTCATTACGATTATATACATCATCAACATAATCAGTTAATAATTCATATAACCTAAAGCCAGCATCACCCATGATACGACAAAGATCAAAAACAATATGTTTAAGCATCTTATCATGGTCGTAATCTTTAAAGTTCTTACTATTGAAAGGATATTGATTAAAGAAATCTTCAAAGGCAGCATCTAAATACACAACAATAACAGCTTTAACAGCTGAGAATTTATTGGTATAAAAATCTTTATAAATAACAGCTCTATCTCTCTTCATATTTTACCAACCAAACAAGTTATTACTATTATTGTTAATACCACGACGTTCACCTTTACCTATTTTACCATTACCATAAAGAATCTTATAGGCTTCATTAATATAAAAACCATAATTAAGATTATAATCTTCTTTATATTCGTAATCATTAAACAAAGCTACTCTCTGATTAGCAACAAGCGACTTCTCTTCTTCAACAACTATTCCACTAATATCATCACCATACGCTATATTATCAGAATCAGGAACAATAGCTTTTGTTATAGCACCTCCACCACTTTTACAAATATAAAAACGATTATGCTTTTGACACTTAATATAAACAGGTTTACCATCTCTAACTGTCTTATAAATTGTAGTATATTTACCAGCAACTTTCTGACTAAAACAGTAATCATAAATGGCAGTACGAGAAGTATTGATATAATTTATAATAAATTCAGTAATATCAACACCATAAAGGAAATATTCTTTAAGAGCTTTCTTAACAACAGGATAAACAAAACCTTTATTATATTCAGGGTCTTGAAGAAAATAACCTTTAAACTTAATAAATTTATCTTCAATAGCTTGACGTGTAGTATAAGTATTACCTTCAGAATCAATCCAGACACCACAACGATTATACTCTTGTAAAGCGTCATAGAAACCATATCCAACAGCAATATAATCATTAACAGCACTTCTACAATACTTTTCAAATACTTCTGTATCTAAACTGAGTTTACTATAATCTTCCCATTCTTTACAGATATGATTAAATAAATCAAGTCTGTCATTAGGACGTCTTATAAGTAAACCATCAGTATTAGCAGATAATACATCAAAACCATTAAGTTCGAAAGATTCAATTAAGTTACATAATAATAATTGCAGATTTATAGTAACAGTATAAGTACACTCAGGATCATATAAATAATCCATAGCATCATTTAATGCTCCATAAATCCGATTAATAACAATCTTTAAAGCATCAGCTTCTAATTTACGACCATTATGTTTCGCATCAAGTCGAGTAGTTCTAAGCCATTCAACAATACCTAGAAAAACTTTAGATGAAAGATGATGAGGACTAACACCATAATTAACAATGAAGCTCGGGTACATGCTCGCAACGTCGGGATCAGCAAGAGCTTCACCCGGATTAGCCCATATAACTCTAGGATCATCTTTACTATGAAGACCTCCTTTGGCTAAAGTATAACCTTTATCATGAGATAAAAACTCAAGAGATTGAAAACTCTTTTTCCAAGTAGTAATAACAATACCATTAGCGATATTTTCTCGTTTTAATTCACTTTGCTTTGCCGTACCTAAACCAATATAAATACTATATCTTTGAATAGCTTCAAGTATTTTCCTATAAAAAGGAGTCTTAAATTGAATACTATCTTTGACAACTTTACCAATAGGCACAGCACTGCGTTCAGTTCGAAGATTAACAAATTCATAAGAAGGCATACCAGACCATTCAGAATAAAACTTAGTCATTAGATTCTTACCAATAGAACTACGAGACATATTACGCAGATCAATAGCATACATCTCACTTAGTTTAGCACGAAGATCAAGTTCTTTTTGTTGATTCTTAACAAGCGCATCAGTACCAAGAACATCATTGATATTATAATCTGTTACAAGTGTTATCTCATCACGTTTGATACGATAACTCCAATGAATAGGTAAATCTTGAATACGATACCATTTCAGAACTATCATAACAGCTTTAAGAGCAACAAATGTAGCATCAAGATATAGAATCTTTTGAATATCAAAATCGGTAAAAGGACGGAAATATCTACGACCTTTATAAAAATCAAGAAGTCTACGATATGTTTTACCACCCATATCCTTATCAACAGCTTTCTGAGAATGCTCGAATAGAAATTCAGTTATATGTTGCTTCCTACCATAAGTATCTTCACGAAGACCAGTCTTCCAATCAAATGTAGGAGCATAATGAATAAATATATCAAGCATAGTCATATCATAGTTAAAACTATTATAACCAATGATAATTTTATGAGATTTAAAAAACATATAAAGACCTTCAATACCACTACTAATATTATTAGAATCATCCCATGAAGCAGGTGTCATATTCTGACGTTCAAATTTATCTTCATGATAAGCTCTATAAATAATAAAAGTCTTAGCCCCCATAGCTTCAAGAATAAGACGTTTATCTTCTTTATTCTTAGCTATATCAGCAGCAATATATAAATCAATAACGTCTTGAGGAATACCGTAAGGAATGAAGCTAACCTCAAACATATTAATATAACACTCAATATCATATATCCAACTAGTAGTTGGTGATTTATTAACAGTCATTTATTTTAAAATAACCCATTGATTAACAAATTTACGATAAGCAATAACAGCAGTATCATACGCTTTATCGAGATAACTATAATCATTATTCTTACGCATATATTCAAGACTCATAGTGTAAATATGTATCTTACCATTAGGAAGCACATCAATACCTTCTCCACCTTTAGGAAAAGCTTTACCTCCACTAATAATAAAATATGGATCTTTACCATAAGTTATGAACATACTAGGTTCAACTCTAGCAATCTCTCTTTGAAGTCTAGGAAAACATTCAGCAATAGCTTTCGCATTAATAGTCTGAGATGTACCACATTTGACAACAGAAGTAATATACGATAAAGCAAGTAATTTCTTATCTTCAAGAATACGTCTAATGAATTTACCTGTGTTACCACTAAGTACGTATTTAGTCTTTCTATCGGCTGGACTAGGAGCAGCAACTAAATGTAGGATAGTTCCGCTCCCTTCCAGTCCTTGTCCCCTACTGGGGATTAGAGAGTTCCGCACACATAGATCACACTTATCACAATAATCATCTTCACGTAATTCATCAGACGTATCTTCAAACATATTAGAAAATCTCGTTTGCATCAATAATTACTTTTAGTAGCAATTCGTTCAAACAAACTACGTTGCATAAAAACAGTATGAAAAGATTCAGCATCTCTAAAAATCTTAACATCATATCCTTTTACATCATAATCATATTCGGTAGAATCAAACGAATACTTTTCACAATAAGCACCAAACGAAATAGGAGAAGCTTCAACAAGAACATCATCAATCATGTATTCAGCTTCACCTAACGCTTTATATTCTTCATTAGTTAATGCCATATCAATAACATTTAGTAAAACTTTGCAAACCCCAGTAGGGATGAAAGAGTGGTAGGGAGCGGAGCATCTGCAACTCAACGAGTATTCTTAGCACAATAACCGATAACATCGTACATGATATTATGAATAACAGCTTCAACACTATTATTTGTTTCATCATAAATATCAACATCCAAATCAGGATTGATAGCTTTAATCGCTCGTTTCGTATTAGCCAATACCTCTTCACCATCTTGAACTGTATTAAGTTCATATTGACAAAGAGTATTTCCATTAGACATTGTAACTTTAACTATAACCATAATATAATTAGATTAAAGATCAAACATATCAATAGCCATAATATCAGGTATAAATATAATATGATAAGGACTATAAACACATTCATAACCTTTATCAAGATCATCAAATTCATCAGAATTTATATTATACCTCATCTTATATTCTTGAAACGTACATCTAGTAATGGTCAAAGCAATATCATTAATTAAAACATCTGTAGAAATTGGCAATCTATTTTCTGTCTTCTTCGGTAGTATCGGCATAAACAGAAGTTCCGTCTTCGTATTTCAGAGTTGAACAAACAACAGCAGTAAGATCATATCCCTTAAGATTAGCTTTAGCTTTAAGGAATTCCATCTTACCAACAGCATCAACATTTAAACTACTAGCAAACAAATGTTCTTCGAGAACTTGAACAGCACTCATAGAACATTGCTCAGCAACCCAAGTAATAGGAACCATCCAACGATTATGAATAATACGTTGATTACTACCCATACCACAAGGAGCTGCCCAGCATTCTTTCAAGACATAAATCTTATCTATATCTTGAATTTGATCTTCGGTTATAAGCATAATTTAATGTTTAAATACTTTATCAAATTCATTTTCTTTCATAAGAGTCATATAACCCTTAACAGGAATATTAAGTGCAGATCTTTTAATAATAATATCTTTTGTACCATATCCTTGATCATTTATAGCAAGAATATAAATTTTATCATTACCTAATTTAGAAATGCAATCATCACAAAGATCTCCTATAATTTTTCTAGGAGCTTCTTCATCTCCTTTAAGTTTACCTAATAAAGCAATACCTATTTCTTTGCCACAAATAGGACAAACAGTAATACTTGGATTAACTCCATGTTTTTCACTAAGTATAATATTTTTACTCATAATTTTAAATAAGCATGTTTAGTAGCTCTACTCATAGCTACATAAAGAAGTCTAAGAGCTTCAGCAGAGTTACGTCTAATACGCTTACCCCACTTAGTTTGAAAATAGATAATATCATCAAGATCAATACAAACATTTTTAAAGGTAGAACCTTGGCTCTTATGTGCAGTTATACCATAACCATAATCAATATCTTTAGCAACAAGTCTATTCTTGTTAGCAGCATTGAGTCTATAGTCGGTCATAGTAAGATGAATATCTTTAAATCTAAAGTATCTAAACCATCTACTACGATCAGTACCAGTAAGAGCTTTATAATGAATTGCATTTAGCATAGCACCGAAATTATCCATGTTATTAGAATCCCAAAAATCAATGATCTTAAACATAGGAGTAACTTTACCATCAAATGCAGATCTCAATGTAATACAATAACAAGCAAGACTATTATCTGCTACATAATATCGAACATCATGAACAACATAATCTTCACTATTAATAATAATAGGAGATTTGTATTCATCAAATACAGTACGATATGCCGTAAACATATCATCTTTTGTTATCATACTTTGAGGATTATTCAGAACACCATCACGAATAAAAGTATTCCAAAAGCCAATACAATCATTAGTAAAAGCAATAAGTCGAACATAATTAATATCCTTACTAAAGTTATCAGAACTAAACATTTCAATAACTTTATTACGGAAATCAAGTTTATTCATAATAGTAAAACCTTCACCTTGGGCATTAACAGCTTCACGAGTTTGAAGAATATACTGATAGAAATTAGCAGTACCGTTAATCAAATCAGAGCGAATAATACCAAACAGTTCAAGCAAAGGATTACCAGCTTCTTGTCTAACAATTTGAGTTAAACGAAATTGAACATCAGTATGAGTAAAAGAAGGACTAATACGATTATAAGTATCTTCTTTATTATCTTTTTTATTTACAACATACGGAATTTGTAATTCATCCGAAACACATCTATTGTCACCAATAGAACTAGACTATATCTTATATACTTCAATAAATCCTTGATCTTTAAGTTTATCTATATCAACATCACAAATATAAAACCAATACATATTATATTTATCATATTTACCTTTAATAGCTCTTTCAATAATACCTTCACTTATACCAATTTTTCTAAAAGCTCCTAAAGATTTAGATATATAATACGTTTTAGTATTAATATTAACACCAATAACACTTTTAGCTTTAAGTTTATTAATAGTTAATTGTAAACCATTTTTATTATAATCAGCCTCATAACGATAAATATAATTTTTATACGCGTGACGTTGATGATTACAACATAAACCTATAGCACCAGAATCTCCATTCTTATCACCGGCTTCTCTAAGATTTGAATAACGTTCAATAAGATTACCATTAATATCAAATTTAAGAACAGGTTTTGAATTTGGATTAAGTTCACCTTTATTACCAAAATTAGGATTAGATTTTCCAACAAAATGTTTACCATAAAAATAATTATTAGAGCCTTTACTGTTTCTACTAAGATTATTTCTACCAAATTCAGTTGTAATACTTTCACCACCTTCAGTAACATTAATTAAACTACCTCCATCAGAAATTCTTTTATATTTAGCAATATATTCAATTTCTTTAATCAAAACATCATCTTCATTATCAATATTATATTCTAGTAAAATAACATCTATATCTTTAGAATTAAATATATTCATCCAATCAGATGTTCTACTAGCTAAAGAAGTACATCTATATAAATTTCCTTTTCCTATATAAAATGGAATATTAGAATCTTTATAAATATGAGCATAAATATAATATTTATTGAGATCTACATCAGGATATTTATCCTTAATATTAAATTCAATAATTTTTGATTTAGAAGATTGATTTTTAATATTATTAAAAAGATCATTTGTAAGAACGTTTGAAAAATCCATAACATATAAAGTTTTAAATTAATAATCACGAATATAACTATAAAATAAGGAATTTGCAAACATTCAATAAGGAATTTGAAATATATCCTCCCGTTTCCAATCAATATTGATTGTACTTGCTTTCGCAATAGTCGTTGAACACACCTATTTTAGAGTTATCACAACTATAAGAGTAGGCTTCGCTGCTGATTGACTTATAATAATATCTTTTTAAGCATTCACGATTGTATTTTCATACTGCGTTGTAGCGATATTATCTTCAAGTTATTCCAGCAATTAGAGAGGTAAGGGCAATAACTTTACATTTCACCCAAAAACAAGAGTTTACATCGACACTGAATAGCCGTCTTTATGAGTAGATTAAACAGACCAGGATTAATCATAGAACACTCATCAATAATGACAAGTTTATAACCTTTCATTTTCTGTTCACCTATAACCTTAAAAGAAGGATTCTCAATGTTATAATCTTCAATATCTACATCAGGTCTAAGACCACATAGAGATTGAATAGTCATACCTTTCTTACCGGAACTATTTTCAAGAACTCGAAGAGCTTTATGAGTTGGAGCTGTAACACAAACCTTTTCAACTATCAAATAACGTACAAGATGACGCATGATAAAAGTTTTACCAGTACCGGCATAACCACTAAGAGTAAAACTTATGGATTGTGATTGCCACCATTGCCAAATAGCATTAATAGCATCTTCTTGTTGTTCTTTAAAATAAGAAACATTAATACGTTTGGCAGACCTAAGTAGCGCATCTTTATTAAAATCAGAACTCATCTACAACAACAAATTTATCAGATTTAAGAGCTTTATTAGGCTCACCATCAGGATTATTCCAACTAAGAGTATGCAAATTCATACGAGATGTATCTTTACTTTTAGAAAAATTTGTATCCATAATATAAGTACCTCTTTCAGTAATATAAAGATTACCACTAAGCTCTTGACCAATAAGTTTAATTTTAATCATATTAAAAAGGCTTTAAAATGTATTTACAAGCAACATTAATAGTATTGTAATAACGAACAAGCGGATGGACAGGTTCAGTAGTTGTATACACATCAGCAACCATTTGTCTTCCGTTAATACTTTTGATAACAGCTCCTCCGTTAGGGAATATAGAAATTGTGACATCATAAACAATATCGAGAAACTCCAAAACCATTCCCAACTGCATACGCCAAGATAACGTAGTAGCAAATTCAATAAAATTACCACTACCATTAGTGACTTGGAGAAGATAACGTTGAAAAGCAATACTAATATCTTCATAAGGTTTAAGTAGGTTCAATAAAGACGTTTCCATCAGCTGTAAATTCTATATCGTTATTATTACAATACTCAGCAACATCTTCTTCACTAATCTCATAAAACCATTTATAACCTTGTTTTTCAAACTCAGCACAAAGAGCTTCATACCAATTAAGAAATATATCTTTAAGCTTAGTAAAATCTACAGAGTGCATCCAACTACTATCTTCAAATTCAACGGTAACTGTATGACAATAATTATACATTCTATTAAATTTATAAAAATTAATAGAATAAACACAATCTTTACAGCAAGCAACAAAGACTTTATCTAACTTATCAACACTATTCTTAATATAGGAAATCTCCATAGCTTTATTCCATGTAATACGACCAGTGAAACAAAGACCATCTCCTTGACAATTACCAAGACTATAATAAACCTCAGATTCTTCAACACCTAAAACATCAAGAGTATGCTTAACAGAATCAGTAAAATCTTGAGCATTACGTGTAATACTAAGAATATTACTTTTAGCAGCTTCTTTAGCACTATCACTAAGTTCAGCATACCTATAAACAGGCACTTCAATTTTAACTATTCTCATTTTGGCTCATTTTAGACCCATAGAGACACTTTATATTAAAGTGAACTAATTGGTTTATTTCAATACAAAAGTATCTCTACGAGCTTGTATTAAAGCATAGGCAGCTTCTTAATGGTTAATTCACTCCGGCGTTCCTCGGTAATATCCCGATGCTTAAAGATGTAGTGATTAACAGATTCTTGTTTAATGTTATCAAGAAGAAAATAAGTAAACTCTTTATCATTAAGAACAGTAGTAGTAAGTTTACCAAAGATCGGAAGACCTTCTCTAAAAGGAACAAAATTCTTAAGATCAGCCTTAGCTTGATTCATTTCACGAATTGTACCCGGAATCCAATACTCATTATCGAAACCACTAAATTGATGTTTCGGAATGTTTGTAATAGGAACAGAGATAGGAACAACGAGTTTAGCTTCATTGTTTGCTTCATCTTCTTCACGAACAGCAAGCCACTGATAATGATCTTGACCTTCAAGTTTACTATAAGTAGCTTTCCATTTGCTCTTATGCAAACGATAAAAAGCATTACCATTAGAATTAGCTTCAGATTTTGTTTTACCTTTAGCTTCAACAGTCTTTGCTTCACCACTTGCAACAAGATTCTTTAACGCATCAAAATTCATAACATTAAATAAATCATATTTATCTTTTTCACCAAGAGTTACATCGTTACGATTAACAAGAAGTTCTTCTTTCTCATCATCAATACGAGTAACTAAGAATTTAGAACCGGATTTCTTTTCTTTAACTTTAACAAGTCTTTTAGTAGAATCATATAAACTATAACGGTCAACAACTTCAAGACTTGTAATAGTGACAGTATCACCACTTTTAAGCATAGAATAAACCGGAGATACTTCACCGTATAGAGGATTACGACCTTCTTTAGTACGAATAAATTCACCAATATAAGATTCTTCTGCACCTTTAGCAAATGTAAGCATAGGAGTAAAAATCTTCTTATAATTCTGATGATTAATGGAAATAGGATTCCCATCAACAATTGCAATCAACTTGATTACAGATTCGCCATAAGTATGAATAGCATCTTCACGAGTCATAGTTTGCTTAGCAAGCTTAATGACTTTACCGTCTTCGAAATAAAACGAAATAATCGCTTCATCGCCATTCATACGACTAACATAACCAAGATGATCATTGACCAACAAATACATCCCTTGCTTTAAATCAGCAGAGATAAGAGAATAAGTAAGATTTGCTTTCATATTTAAATTTCAATTTTCGTAATCGTAAAAATACCTTTAACACTTTTAGTAATAGCCTTTTTACAATAATCCAACAATTCATTATCTAATGGCTTAGTAAAATCATATAGTTTAAACTGTTTAGGAAGTGTAACAAGCCTATTATAATTTTCATAACCATCTGTATAATAACAAACAACAGAAATTCGATTCTTAACCGACCATAACTGATTATTATACAGAGTGACAGTTTTGCTACCAATATTAACTTGAGAAGTATCAGCACTCTCATCAATAGATACAATAGTACCATAGATTCCCCTAGAGGTAACAACTCTATCACCAACAACAAAGTCTATTTCAGTCATAATATATACTTTAGTATTAGCATCACTCCACGTAGCATTTCCAGACCCCAGTAGGGAGATAGGACTGGAACGGGGCGGAACTTAGAGCATACTTTTAAAATCAATAGTAACTACTTTATCATCTTTAACAGAATGAAGAATACAATAATCAAGTTCATTAATCGTACAATCAAACGCATTTGCAACAGCTTTAGATAGTGTTTCAATTGCGACTTCCCATCCGCCTTCAACAATTAAAAAGATACCATCTTTAGCACCACGAGATAGTGCAAATACACCTTGTTCTTTGAATCTATCAATAGTACCTCTGTTATTCATAACAGTATATCCACAATCTAGGCAATTACTCATAACATTGCTAGGATCGGCACTAAACTTATACTTACCACAACAAGGACAAACTTGAGTAATATAATGATCACGTTCTCTAGTAACAATGAGATTATTTTGAATACTCTCAAAAGCTTTTTCTATATCCATTCTGTATAACAATCACAAGGTTTACGACGAGTATATTTATTAGAAGTATTCCATTCTACAGAATCATATTGAATATAATCAGTATCAGGGTACATCTTTTCAATAGCAGCTCTCGTCGAAATATCAGTTCCATAAATGCGAACATATTTATTTCTAAGTCTTGTAGAACATGGAAATGTAAAATAGAAATTACCTTTATCACTTTCATGAACTTCAGAAACTTCTTTATGTGCATCTTCAAATCCACATATATCTGCAACATTAAGTCCAAGTTTTTGCCAATGCTCTTTCTTATCATCAAATATCTCTTGAAATGTACGAGAATTATTATTTGAATTAAGAATTTCATCAACATCTTTAACTTTAAATCGTAAATCAGCAATCTTAGCCTTATCTCGGAAGACTTTAGCATCTTCAATTGCTTTCTCAACTTTAGTAATAAAATGTTGTGATTTAACATTAGTAAAACCTTTATTAAATATTGCAGGATTGAAATAAATACAAACTAGACAACGAGGATCATTACCCCTACGCTGTCTAGATTCGCAATTACTGCATTCACCACTCATTATCTCACACCATTACATTGAGCAGTTCGGAACGTAATAGCACCGTCAATTGCAATTGTTTTAATTGTAATCGCAGGCATATCACAAAACAAACTATCAACAACAGTATTCAATATCTTCCGAAAGCCATCCCACGGACGAACAGAACGATGAATAGTTTCCCAGCAATAACTGTAAAACATTTCACGCTCTAAACAATCAGCAAGATATCTATGATCTTTACCGCCTTTATCTAAGTGATAATTAATAGCCTTATCAATATCACTTTGTTGAATAACAAATGTCTTTAGATTTTCCTTTTTCGCCATATAATAAGAAAGATTAATAAATAGATTAATAACTACGTTTGAAACTCAAACATCATAAAGCCTACAAAGATAAGCATTAATTTTGACTTAACCTAATAATCAAACACTTATCTTGGTGATAATGCAGTTACAGATACGTCTTGCAATAGACCTACAACTGAACAAAATGATTCAAGTGCGAATGCAATTAATACTATTCCACCTAAAATGAATAATGATAACACTAATATTATCATCATTTGAACGTACCAAACCATTTCCATTTGGTGATAATACATATAATCTATTGAATCCACTAAAAACATAACTAATACAATTAGTAATGCTACTGTAAACCATAAAATAATAAAATGTACAATCATTGATTCTCTTGTCTTTTTCTAATTACATTGTTAATAACTCTGAGGATCTTCTTTTCAGCGTTCTTTCTATTTAACGCCCACATGTAAACGCATTTGTCCTCGTAAATGACGCTACGTGTCTTCTTAGTACAATCATCTTTAGACGTCCATACTAATTGCTCTTTAACTGTTACTTTTGCGGGTTTTAATTCTCCCGTTTCTGTGTTAAATTGCCATAATGTTGAACCCGGTCTATATTTTATTGAACCTATGTGCTTGTACTCTTGCTGCACTTGCTTTACAAACTCGGTCTTGTCCTTATCTGGAAGCAAGCTAGGTTTAAATATATCACTGTTCATGCACTTGATAAATGTATTCTATTTTAAATACTACGGCTTTTCCATCTTTACGTCCACCCGGCAAACATCGACACCCTTGACAGTCTTGTAATAACTTTAAATCACATTGTATTGCTGCACATTGGAATGCTCGTAAAGATGATTCTTCTGCATATACCAATGCTTCAAACTTTTTTGTTGTACCTTTTCTTATAAGTGGTACTACGTGTGGTTGATTATCAACTGGCACATACGTATAGTTTGTTGCATCTACTTTAAATTGAGATAGAAACTCTTTAGAATATTCCATATACTCATATTGTTACAAGCAATGCAGTACCCTGTGGTAGATACATCATTGGTGTTACATGTAATGGTGTAAACTTCATCTTAGCTGATGATAATATCTTTTTAGCTGTATTAAATGCTGCTGCATCTTTAAATACAACTACTGCGCTATTAGCATCATTACTACGAATACTAATAACATCCTTGATGGTTGCTTTGTTCACTTGTGCTACTTGTACTTCCATAATTACAATTTATTTAATTAATAACTGTTTGTATCCTTTTATTCTCATTCTTCTAAACGCACGTTCGGATACAGTTAAACCTACGTTAGATAAGTTTAGTCTTGCTAACTTTAATGTTTCTTTATCTTTGAATTTTATTTCTACCTCATTGAGATCTTTTTCTTTCACAGATACAACAGCAATTACTGATGTTGTACATGATTTTGATTTTATTTGTATATACATCTTTTAAGGCATTATTGCGATTATTTGTGTTTGTTTAAATTCTAATATTAATGAAATCACAAATTCATAGTTTATATCTGCTCCTTCTAATTCATATTCTGCATCATTCTTTGCGTCTAATGATGCGAATGTAACTCTTGTTTTATCAAAGTATGTTTCTATTTTGTCTACTTTAGCTAAACATACACATTCCTTTGATTCAATATCTGATTTTGCACTTGATGCTACTATTACAAACATAAAATTTTGCGTTTACTTTTATTTATAACCGATTTTACCATACCGGAAGTCAGACTTGAAAATGTCATTTAAAACGTTTGAATTTGTCTTCTGTGACCTTAATTATATGGAGACAACCGAGAGGTCATCTCCATTAAACAAAGGCTCATTCTCAATATATGGCGGTCAAATCTTTATTATCAGTATTACTAAGAGTATTGCTATTATTGCTAATAACCATATTTTTGTTGCTGCAGAATATCTCTTTTCAGCTTCTAAGTACACTTGAAGTTCATCATCATTCACATAGTCAAATAGATATTTGAAATGTGCTGCTAAGTAAAATACAAATGGTACTAAGAAAAACACTAAGCAATACAATACTTCTTCTATCGTATCATGTGTCTTGATATATCTTTTAATTTCTTTGGTTGTGAGAAGTTTCTTTCTCATAGTGGTAATGATGAATGAATTATTAAATTATTTACGATGTTTCTCTCGATACTCCAATATTAATGGAGGTACAATTGCTAAAAATATGAATACTAATGCTCCTACTATTTCTTCTGTTGTAAAATAATCTTTCATTTCTAAAGTTATTACTATAGGGATGCTGAATGTTGCTCCTTCCAGTCCTTGTTCCCTATTGGGGATTGGAAAGCTCTACTGATTGTTAAAAGTCTTTACGAATATCTTCTTTGATTCTCTTGATATTACAAGTTTATGAATAATTGGATATTCTTTTATACTTATTCTTGCGAATTTACAAAAATCTTTGATTTTATTTCTTACTTTATCTGATGTTGCTTTTATTTCTATTGTTTCATCTGATACTATACATTCGGTATCTTTGTGACACAATATTTCCATTGTCACATTATACCTTACACATACTATAGTTAATCTTATAACCATTATTGATAATATTAAGATTAATACTCATCATCATTTAGTCTCTCTAAAAGCTCCTTTGTTGTTATATTAGATTCTTTTATAGATACTTCTTGTAATTCTCTTGGATCTACTATTAATTCTTTTTCATCTACGAATTCTGTTACAGGTATGTTGTTTCTTCTAAGAAACTCTTGTACCCCGTGTCTTGTTCGTGACGATGTTAATTTAAGAACTAATTGGTAATCTACCCATGATATTGATGCTGTTACTGGAACTAACCATTCTGCTTCAATATCAGTTACAACTATTCTTAGAGTTCTCGATGTCATGTTTCCATTGTTCTAATTGGTTTTTATACTCTAAGTGATTTATCTCATACTCTTTGTTTCCACTGTCCATTGCAACTGCAATTAAATTCTTATTTAATGTTACAATTGATTGATCAATTTCTGCTGAATACGAGATAAAATGCTTTGCGTCTCTATGTACTAAGAATAATATTGAATCACTTAAATTATTTGCAATAGCTTTTGCTGCTTTTTGTTTAGTGAATATTAATTCGTTTCCATATACTACGAATACATCATAAGTTACTGCTATGACTTCATCTGTTATTCGGTCTTTAATATATACTACCATACGCTTAATGTTTTAAATGAAACTAATACTATAAATTCAATGAGATATAGTATTAGTTATAAAGCTTAAATAATTAATCTAAAAATATCTAAGTTTACTTCAAATTACATTGATGCTAATTCGAAGTATTTTGATATTTGGAATGTTAATGTGAATTGTTTTGAATATGCTTAGGATTTATTGCGAATATTTCTGCGAATATTTCTAAAGCGTTTAATAGCACACTGAATACTGCATACTCTATACTCAATACTCTTAATTGTATTCAAATTGTTTTATTTTGCATTAATTATACTGAATATAATATTGATACAATTGCAAATATTAAGAGTTTTGCGAATACTCATTCTGATTCTAATTCAAATAATTCTGATATTCAAGGTTGAGGCTTGCGAGTATTTGAATTAATTCTGAATCTAGTGCTAACGCTTTGAGTCTTTCAACTGCATATACTCTAATGCTTACTCTAAATTCTTTATGATTAGAGGTTCACATTTCAGAGCATTCTGCAATTACTTCTAGTACTTCGCATATAAATTCAAAGCATCAAAGTGCATCTTTTCTATTGCTAATTCAAAACTTTTTACAACTCTCGATATTCGGTGTTCAATACTTTGATTTTAATTTGTAATATTTGAACGTCGGAGAGGCGATTTTGAAGACGTTTTTGAAGACGCTGTTTCTATTGAAGTTGAAGATGCTGCTACTACCGCTATTTCTACTCCTCATTCTCACTCTTAACCTCAAATCCAAACTGCCTACATTTCTCCCGTATCCACTCACTAATATTCGGTTCATTCTCTGCCCATTTCGCAGCTTTCTCTTGCAATTCAGCAAATAAATTCTGTCCTAATGCTTCAACTTCTTTAACATATTCCGGGTACATATACTTCTCTAATTTGTCTAATATATCATATACCTTCTGATATTTCTTAGACAATTTCGATTGATCTTTCAAATACCTGTAAATATATAGAAGCTTCGCAAAGTCTTCAAGTTTGAACAACGTCGATACTTCGTAAGCCACTTCCAGCGTCTCAACTGTCGGCATTGTTCCACGTGAAACATCAAGATGTTCTTCTGTTAATGCTAAGGCTTCAAGCTGTTTACAGCGTTTAAATTCAAGTATTTCTTTAGTAATATTATTAATGCTTCGAGCATATTCAGATTTACTTAAATCATCTTGCATATCAGCAAGCTTAGCATCAATTATCTTAACATTATGCTTAAATTCTCTAATAACATTATGAGCTAACTCGATGTCATTACTGCGTTTAATAATAGCATCATAGAAATTATCTTTAATAACCGGAGAACGATATGTACCTTTTGTACTTAGAGTAAGTGCAAATATATCCGGAAGTGTGACAATCTCCTTATAGTCTTCTCTATCTTTAAGAACGTAATCAAGAAGATTAGCTTCAAGATATTGTGTTAAAAATTTACAACTCTGTGCATTTGAATTAGAGAATCTTATATTCACTTCATCAGTATTGATGTAAAGTAAATCATAAGAAATATCAATAGTTTGACCTTTATAAATAACGTGTAATTTCATGATCATTAGTCGGATTAATTAAGTAACAAAAAGAAGAGGCAGCACTGAGAGTATACTCAGCACCACCTCACGGAATTTACGCAGCTTCTTCTGCTTGTTCAGTAGCAACAGCTTCAACCGCTTTAGGCTTAGTAACAGCTTCACGTTGTTTACGAGCTGTCTCGATGTTCTTGATGAAGCCAGAAACAATATCTGCACCAACACCAAGTTTACCGAATACACCGATAAGACCTAAGCTACCAACATTGTCAGCACCTGCAAAGCTGTTGAATGTCTTTGTATGATACGTCCATTCCTTGGTATCAGGGTCGATATAACCGGTCTCACCTGCAATATTCTCATCAATGCTGAAGTTCACAACATTACCTGCGAATATAATCGCATTAAGACCGTATTTGTCATACTGATCATTAGTGATGTAAACATCAACAAGTGGAGCACCATTCAGAGGATCAACACGAACAATCCGACAATCATGCCGAAATTTACCTTCTTTAAAGTCGTCTTTGTTGATCTCTTTAATAGAGATAATTTCACCGATAACTGAACGTCTCACTGGATTCTTTAATTCATCTGCCATAACTTTAAGTATTAGAATTTCTAGGACGATCACCACGACCGCCAATTACAATAAGGGGTTTAGTCGTGTTGATTAGACGGAGTTTGTAGGGTCTTAAAAAAATAAGAGTAGCACTAATAGCACTACTCTTAACGCATTAAGATTCTAATTCATCTAATAATGCCTCAGTAAAAGGATTAATCTCGATAGAATCTTCACCATTAACTTCATAGTAATCACTCATAGCTTAATTAAATTTATCAGGTTTAATAATAGATAGCACAACAATTGCAATAATTGCACCAATAATGCAACTAATAAATACATCACCATCAATAACTGATGCAAACCAATCAGCTAAACTCTCAACAGCTGATAACAAGAAGAGCACCACCAATATGATGATGCACTTCAATAACGTCTTTAATACTCTCATTTGTTTAACTCTTTTAATTCATTATACATATCCTTAATACCATGCTTAGCACAAGCAATCAACAAGTTAATATCATTAGTCTTAACAACATCAACCACTTGCTTGTGTGTAGTCGTGTGAAACTTCACTTCTTCATTGATGTCCTCATCATCAATATACTGAGTAACATCAGCAATGCAATCTTTATAGACTACATCAATAATCTTACCAACAAGACCATCAATCTTATCAAAGATCTTCTTACCAATGAACAAGCGTTCAATAGTATTACCTTCTAGATCATTGCAATCAATTAGATAACGATCTTGATAATCTTCAGTGTCTTTAAGAACAGCAATTGCATTCAATACGATTGCACTCATCTTCTTAACTTCAGGAGCATTAATCATTGTATTCATAAGATAGATACGATTCACCTTAGCATCGTGAGGTTCAAAATTAATATTTATTTTAATTAAATCCATGCTATCAAGCGGAGATAGTCGTGAGGTAATAGAAATTGTAACTGCAACATCTCTATGGAAAATTGCAGTTCCAATTCGAAAAATCATTCCTCATGAATCATTGACGGGGGCATTCCCCCAAGCATTACAAGAGGGGTGCTGTCGTATAAGGAGGTCCCCGTACACAAACTCTCACGCCCGACCTAAAGTTCAGCAACACCATTTTCAAAAATACTAAAACAATCATCATTAGAAACTTCAAAACTATTAAAACTAAAACCAATAGAAATACTATAAGAATTAAAGCTATAAATTACGTTACTAAAACCTAAGAAATAGTATTATTAAACCTCTATGACAATGATATTAAAATCATAACTAATGACACCGTCTTCAAAGCTATTAAAACAACCATCATCAAAAGCCTTAGAATTGTCAAAACCAAAACCAACAGAAACACCATAAGAGTCAAAGCTATAAATACTGTTACTAGAAGTCTCAAAATTAATAATTATAATAGCAATAGAAAATGTTTTAGAATTTGCAATAAAAGAATCATGAGAATAAACCATGCAATAGAGCTAACAGAAGTCTTAGAATTATTGCCACCAAAACCAATAGAAACTCCATAAGAATCAAAATTAAAAATCGCATTACTAAAAGTCTTAAAATAACCAATAATAAAATCCAGAGAATATCCGCAATAAATTGTAATAGAATAGGTTCCCGCACACAAACTCTCATAGTCGGTATAAAGTCGAACAACAGTGTCATTAAAGCCAATAGAAAATTGAATAGTAATAGTGTTAGAAAATGCTTTAGAATTAATAATAGAAGATTGGTAAAGACGAGCCTATATAATAGAAATTGCAAAATGAATTAAATTAGCTGCCCTGCTTATATCCAAAGTTCCTTAAGCAATTGCAATATCAAAAGAATTAGAATAAGCACTTAAATTACTCTGTGTACAAATCCGAATATTAGAGTTTGCAATGTGAATTAAATAAGAAGCCTTACTTATATTCAAAGTAATTTGAGTAATACTAAAAGCATACTTAATATAATTGGCATTAGCTTTAAAATTAATTAGAGTAACATTAAGACAATCAGCATAAGCATTATCAAAATTCAGTGTATAATTTGCCAAAAATGTAAGCCGAAATGTGGTAACGTTGATTCTATTACAGATAATATTACAAGTAATATCAGAGTTACTCTAAGTAGTAATAGTATTAATACTACCGGTATTTATAATAACTTTGATGAGCCTTGTAATCCCCAGTAGGGAAATAGGTGTGGAAGGGAGCAACATTTTGCTATTACTCATGGTTATTCTAATATTACTAAAGATACTTCTACCACTGCAAAACTTATGAATCTTACTCATGCTTATTCAAAATACATTGAAAATGCTTATACTAACTCTGATAATACGGGTGATGATGCGGATGTTCCGCGCGTCACCAGTCCTTCTTCCCTACTGGGGTCTGCTGATCGTTACAAAGCTCCTAGAGTTGGTAGTTGCAAAGCTATTCAAGATAGTATTGTTACTCTAAGTATTACAGATGCTTTTCGTAGCTTTGTTACATTTTGCATTGAGCGGGGTGGAACTCCTATATATACTCTAAGTTTACTTAATGTTACTCTAAGTATTACTAAAGATACTTAAAGGAACTTAGAAGGGCATATACTTACTAAAGGTAATACTATTATATTTAAAGCTATTTTAAGTAGCTTCGGGGTGCTTTGTAAAGGAGAGAAGAGGGAGGAAAAGAGAGGGAGAGAAAAGGGGAGAAAAGAGGGGGACTATAGGGGGTAATAAGAGGGGATATGAGTAGGTGAGTATTGGTGGGTGATAAGAGGTTTATTTGAATATAATTAAAATACATATTACGGACGGACGAATTTGAAGTAGTAATACTGTCATTGATATTACCTTTAGTAATCTTTATATATATCTTTATATATATCGCAAAACTCTGCATAGCACATGTGCGTGCGTGTATATAGACAAAGGTATGAATATGGTAGTACTGCGAATGCTTTGCATATTGATTCGAAGCATTTAGAAGAACAAGGCACTGCGTGCGTGACTGCAAATCTGGGTGAAGACGTTAGTACTATTAAGATTTCTATTGAATACTGTCTTTGAAACAGAAAAATATAAGGTTTAGAAAAAGATATTCAAGTAATCCCTTGTAATATCTAATTTATTCATATCTTTGTGAGTGACCTTTTACTCATAATGAAGTCGGGAGTACTGACTACTGCTGTAACTGAAGACATCGCTGCTATTGTTGGTACTCCCACTATTATTAATGGTAATTTTGTTACTCTCATTTTATACTTTGTTTCACATTGAGGACGTGTTGGATAAAGATTTTCCGTTTCTGTCATTTGCCCTTTTGAAGACCGTCCTCCTTTTAAACCTACTATGTACACTGTTACAGTTAGTGCTACGTTAATGTTGTATAATATTACCTTTTATACTGACGCAGGTCTTTGTAGAGGTTATGAGATTGTGCCTATTAACATTGATTATCTTATAAAGTAAATTATTTAAACTATGGATTCAATTCAAACTAAAATCGAAGCTATTAAAGCTGATAAGAATAATCTTAAAACAGCTTGTGTTGCGCCGGGTTCTCTTTGTAATATTAAGGTTAGCGAAGGTCGAGTTATTATTGCAAATCAATATAAGATGTCTCCGCTTGAAGTAACTGATGTTATGAAAGTCGATAGAGAAGTTCCTAAAGCTACTTATTGTATTGCTATTCCTGACAATATTCCGCCGTATATGCTTGGACGTGAAGTTGTTCTTGATATATCTTATGGTGGCAAAGGTGTACCTCTAAGTCATAAGATTAAAAATCTTGACAAAAAGCTTATTGATGTTCTTGGTGGTGATGATAACTTTAGAGTTGTCGAAAATCGTCCGGGTCTTAAAGATCGTAGTAAGCTTATTGTTGGTGAAGATGGTAAAGTTGAATTTTGGGAATGTAATCTTATTTCTCTTAATCAAATTGGTGGTGTGATTTATTAATCCAATTCTGTTATGGCTAAAGGTGCTAGGTTATTTCCTCTTCAAGTCACGAGACTTTATGAGAGAATGGTTGCAGTTGTAGATCGTAAAAGAAAGGAACCTACTAAGATGTATTATAAGACCAAAAAAGGTCGTCATTTTATTGAACGTTATACTCCCGAACAGATTTGGTGTAGAGACTTTCTTACATTTATTCGTAATAAAGAAGATTTTGAACGTTTTCTAAATGATATTGCAGATAGTCAGTGGATGTCTATTCTTACTGCAATGCAACGTGTGGATAGAGAGATTGAAATACCTTCCTTTGGTAAACATTGGATTCATCCTGAAACTTACGATATTTATGCTGAATGTGGTTTTGATTTTAATAAGATGACTTCTTTACCATATGAATATATGAAAGAACGTCACAAAGCGTTCTATGAACGATTACGAAAGAAGCTATTCCTTAAACTTACTGATAAAGCAGCTTATGACGCAGATTATACCCAGAGACTTGCCGATCTTCTTCGACGAGGAAAAGCATAAATATACTGACGCTCTTGATAGAGAGTATATATCTACTACTACTATTATTGGTAAGTTTGTAGAACAAAAGGATTGGAAAGCTATTGCTGAAGCTTGTGCTAATATTGGTAGTCATCCTGTTCCTCCTACTCATAGAAATTATAGTAAATATATTCGATATAGAGGTAAGACTGTTAAACAGATTCTTGCTGAATGGAAGATTGAAACTGAAAAGGCTTGTGCTAAGGGAACTGAAAAGCATAATTTCCTAGAACAATGCGTGAAAAGATGTAACAACTACTATTTAAATGCGAATGGTTTTATTGATGGTCGTATTTATACAATAGATGATATTATAAGAACTCATAGTTATGGCAGACTCGATCTTGATTATTTTCGAGTTGTTGGTATTGCTGATAGGTATCCTCAAATTTACGAGTTTATTAAGGATATGACTTCTATGGGATTTGAGATCTATGCTGAGATTGGTGTTTATCATCCAGAATATTTGATTTCAGGTCTTGTTGATATTTTATTTGTTAAAGGGGATGAGTTCTTTATTCTTGATTGGAAAACTAATAAAGCACCTATTCGATTTGAAGGTGGATATTGGGCTAAGAAAGCAGATGGTACTATTGACTTGGATAAGTACATTGTTACTAATGAAACTATGTTGTTTCCTATAAATCATTTACAGGATTCTACTGGTATTCATTATTCTCTTCAATTAAGTATGTATGATTATCTGATTGAACAATGGGGGTTTAAATGTCTTGGTAATATGCTTTGTCATATTAGGACTATTGAGAATCCTTTGATTCCTGATGATATGCCACATGAAGAGGTTGTTACTTTTGTTGATATTAAATACCTTAAAGCTGAGGTTAAAGCCATTTGTGATTATAGACTTGCTCAATTAAATAAAGAACGTAAAGCTAATACCAATTTGTTTAACTATAATATCAAGTAGACTATGAGTGAATTAACGAATGCTTTAATTACTTATGATGACGTCATAGCTAAGACTAATATTGATGTTCTTCGTAAGATTGCTAAAGTTCATGACTTTGCTATCTTTGATAAAGGTAACTACAATCTGAACATTTGGGGTATTAGATGTAATACTGTTGATACAGGTACATTTAATGATCTTCTTCTTGTATTCTACAAAGTTAATGATGCCAATCCTAAGATGAATGGTAAATGGACTTATGATTGGTTTTCAATAACTACTGATCCTTCTGATTTAAATCTGATTAAACCTATAAATTCTAAAGGTTGTGCTATTTTAAAAGAAGGTCAATTTAGAAATGCCTTTAAAATTGGAAAGCATAAAGGCGATTATCCTGCACTTGTTCAAGTTAAACCTCTTCCACTTTATCGTGATAATAACCAAGATAATAAACTTGATTTATCTGGTCGTATTAGTTACGAGATGGCTGGTATTAATATACATCGTGCTTCTAAGTGGAAAATTATTCGTACTATCGGTCTTTATTCTGCTGGTTGTCAAGTTTTTGAATCTGTTAGAGATTATGAAGATAAATTTATGCCATTGGTAAATAAGGCTAAAGATTTATATGGTAATTCTTTTACTTATACTCTTACTAATATTAAAGAGTTCAAATTATGAAAATAGATTTTAAAGGGGTGTTGATAGCACTCCTTTTTTTAGCTCTATGTTTTACTAATATTATTCAATGTAATGAAGAAGAACGAATACCGACAACCGATATTTCTTATCATACTTTGGATTCTCTTGGTAGGGTTATTTCTGCTTTGGAGAATTACGCTATAAAACAAGAACGTCTTATAGATAGTCTCAAAGCTAATACAAATAAAACTATAATTAAATATGAAACAGATATTAAGAACTTCTCTGATGTTTATGTTGTTTCTGATGATAGCATTGCTCGATATATACGGCAGAGAATTGAAAGTCTCTAAAGATACTGTTATTACATATACTCTTGAAGATAATCGTAAAATTGCAATTCTCCTTAAACAAGGTGAATATGATGCAGCTTTATGTAAATCTTTAAAGAGCATTATTGTTAAGCAAGATACTCTTATTGATGGTTTGAAACATACTCTTTATACTCTTACGAATCAAGCGAACGTTTATAAGCAATCTATTGTTGAACTAGAAAAGAGTAATAAAGATATGATTAAAGATCTTAAGAAGTATATGCGTCGTTCTGCTAAGTGGGCTAAGATCGGTGGTGTTTCTATTTGTCTTAATGTTGTATTTCTAACTTTATTGATTCTAATATGAAAACAGTTTTTCTTAATCCTTTTCTTCCTACTGATTTAAATAAGAAAGTAACATC